GCTAGTATCGGTGACTTGAACCCCTAAATTCTGCATTGTTTCTAACTTCTCTATACTCTGAATACGAGTGAAGATAGTTTTGAATGAGTTACCAATAACAGCTCCACCTCGCGCAGTTTTAACTTGGACAGCCGTAATTACGCCGACTAATTCATCGAATGATACGCCAGCAAGACTAGCGACTGATCCTGCGCGTTTAATACCTTCAATTAAATCCCTCTCAGAAACAGCCGCTGCAACAGCTGCGGCTGATAATTTATTAAGTATTACGCTGCTTGAGAGTCCAGACTTATTAAAAGAGTTTATAGCTGCAGTCAAACCCGAAACAGCTTCAGTAGCTCCCAGGCCAGACACGCGGGTTAATATCATAGAATCGCCTAATCTTTTTTGGACTTCAGTTGCATTTAGACCTTGACGACTTAATTCTAAAGCTGCAGTGGCTACTGTATTAAATGATTGTTCGGTATTCCTAGCGACATTAAAAATAGTTTTACTAAAACCTTCTAATTCTTTTGCGTTAGTCCCCAAAATAGAATTGATACTTATGAGAGACTTTTCTACTTCTATTGTAGTCAAAACCAACTCCTTGAAGCCTCTAGTCACTGCTGCGAGTATACCAACAGAAGCCCCGAATGCCAAAACACGGGCATTAGCAGCCTCCATAGATTTAGTAAACTGATCAGCCTTACCAGTAATTCTACCTAAAGGTTGAGATAAACCCTCAATACTTTTGGCGTTACCGCCCATATTGATCTTAAGATTTCTACCCGCTTTTTTAGCAGCTGACTGAATGCTCGCTTCTAATCCTGTTTGAACTGTTGGTATTTTTACTGGCATATCCGTGAACCTTTGATGTATTTACACAAAGATTTACACATCATGTCCAGCTAATCGCATCATTTGTGTCATATCAAGTTGACCACCATGTTTTTTAGCCTCCTCCGCTAAAGAAACGCCTTGAACTCCACCTACATCTTCGACATCATCTTTTGTAGCTCCAAAGAGTATTGATCCTGAAGAGTCGTCTCTAATGCCGCTTGATTTTGCTTTCTCGTTTTTAGAAGCAGAAAAAGAAATTAACTTTTCTGGATCTTGGCGATAATCATCTGGGATATCGTCGGTATGCTGGAAAATATTATAGAACATCCTACCAAACAAAGCCACCCTCAATTGATAAATAGTTAACTCGGTTATAGGTTTCCGATAAAACCCGCTACAATCTTCACAAAGAGAAAGGTACATACTAAAAAAAGGTCTCAACACGGCCTTTTGAATATTCTCATCTGAAAGGCGTTCTGTTATATCGTTTTGTAGCCTTGTGAGTTCTAGAATTTCCCAAGTTTCTAATTCTCCGAAATCTTCTTCGGAATACAAGTTTTCAGTAAGCTCTTTATTTTTAAAAATTAAAAATCTTAATATTTCATCTCCGCTTCTTAACGCAGCGTAATCTTCGGCAGTCTGACCAATAACTGAGCTTCGATCAGTTTTTAAAACATACAATTCTTCAGCCCTCTGTAAAATCGTCTCTTGCAACTGTTCTTTTTGAGATCTTAAATTTAAGTTCTGTATAGTCCTTTTTAAATTCCCTATTTCAGTCTCTAAAGAAGCTATCTTTAAATCGCTGTTTTTATCCCATATACCCTCTTCTAATACATAAGAGATTCGGTCTTTCTCTAAATCCAGCCCCTTGGATACAGCTAAATCTTTATACTTTTTATAATATTTATGTAGATATCTTTGATCGCGAATACTTATATGCTTTATATAAATATCATGATCATGGAACAAAGCTTCAGTATAACCATCGAAAGCTTCACCGACTAAAGAGATATAGAACTCCTCTTTCAAACCTCACCTTTTTCAACGTCTTCGATAAGTTTATTAAATTCTTCAGGAGTAGACGCTTGATTAAAGAACCAGAAAGCTAAGATAGTGGAGACTTTTTGCACTAGCAAGCCATAAAAATCAGAATTTTCGTCTTCTTTAGCATAATAATCGTCTATCCTTTTATCAAAATCAACGCCAATAAAATAAGGCTTAGGATCTTCATCATCTTCGCGTTGAATATTCGTCAACATGAGGGTATACCATAGAAGTAAACGGTTTTGAGCTTTAGTATCCGCAGTGTGATCAAACAAAGACTGCATAGAGGTTTCTGAATCGATAATCTTTCTCTTTTTTATAGACAGTTCCTCTTTTAAAGATTCGATTTTTTCTTTCTGTTTGTCCGTCTTTTGATCGACAGTTTCGAGTCTTACGTATTCAGTCTGGATGTCAAAGATTTCTTTATATAGTCTACCGTAGTCTTTAGCATCGTCCTCGCTCCAAACTCCTCCTGTATCACTATACTTCTTGTATAACATAGCCTTAGTGAGGATGCCTTTTTTGACACAGCGACTCATCTCAACAGAATATTCAAGCTCGGCCTCTTCGAGATCTCTACGAGAAGGACGTTTGATTTTTACTTGAACGGGGACTTTCTCTTTCACTTTTTTTGTGACAGTGGTCTCCTCTCCAGTTTTTTTGTTTTTCCTCTTAGATACCTTCTCGACTTCTTTTTCTTCGTCGATAGTGAACGAATACAATTCTTTAAATGCCATGACTTTTTTATTTAAATATAAAACTTACTTGGTAATTATCGATGGTAGAACACAAATTTCTAATAGATTCGTTACCGCAGTCTAAAATTCTTTTGCGAATCCAGTTAGCCTTATCAGGGGTAAAGTGATCTGCGGTATCGATAATTGGATGATACTTCTTTGGAATATTTTTATAAAGCTTCTCGTAATGAAAATCGTGATCTTGTTTCATATCTTCCACCATGATTAACATCATTTTGAAAAGCCTAGAAATTTCATCATTAGACAATTCCTCCAAATTTTTTTTAGCGTTCATCCTTAAACCTATCTTATTATATAAATAATAGTGTAAAAATCAACATGGCAGGTTTTTTATCAAGCGATCAAATAACAAAAGTTCAGAATTTAGCTGATACTTTGCATACTACATTTTCACGGACCATAACGGTTTATAAGAATGCTAAGAAAACCCTTATAGCTTCTAGCGGTTCATGGAACTCTTTATATGGTAGAACAAACACTGGTTCTGACAGCTCTGTAGCATATACCACAGAATCCCAAACGTTTGAAGCTCGTATTTATTATGATGATATGGACACCTCATACTTCACAGATGATGGTCCAGCAGATCAAGCTGGGACTCAAAACAAAGTAGTGGTATCTAATGGCACGGTGAGAATAGTAGTTAAAATTGATGGTTACAACTACCTTAACGAAGCAAGGAGAGTAGAGTTTGATGGAACTATGTTTATAATAGAAAGCGATGGTACACCTAGAGGTTTCACCTCTAATCAGTTCTATACCTTCGTTCTCAGTCCAACAGAATAAATGGCTAACTTACCCGTAGATGTCCAAAACGCTTTAAAAAGGCAAGCCCCAAAAGCTCTTAGGAGAGATTTTGAAAAGGAGATGCGTAAGAAGTTCAATAAGCTTAAGGGCGAAATGATAAAAGAGTTTCTGACTGATCTCGTAACTCTAGAAATATTAGAGGGGGCTGGAGCAACAAACATCAGTGGGACTTTGGGGGGGGTTAGTAATTTATTCGCATTTATAGGGTTTGATGCTGGAGAACAGCCAATAACACCCATCTTACAATTATTAGAAAACACTCAGATAACCTACAAACAAGAAATCAGACAGAGAGGCATAGGGGTAGAGTTCGAAGTGTCTTTGCCCACCGCACAAGATATATTCGCCATCACGCCTTTGCCTTGGGCTGCTGGAAGAAGCTGGTCCGAAGGCATAGAGAGAGGGTTGTCTGGCTTGGGATACTTATTGAGAAAAAAGAAAGGAAGATCGGGAGCTGCGATACAAAGCCGTGTAAATAAAGTGAGAAGCGGCAAATTTCAGAACAGACCTTATATATCTGCTTTGATTAAAAAATATAAAAAACGATTCGAAGACTTGAAATGATTGAGCAATTCCAACACAAACTAACCTCATCTTTCTTTTTGTGGTTTGATAATTTCCTACTAAAAAAAGGAGAAGCTTACAGTAATAAGACTGGAGAGCTATTTCATTATGTTGATCCTAGATTAGATTCTAGATATGTAGCTTATGGAAGCCCTTATAAACAATGGGTCACAGATTCATCAATCGCTGGAGCTGTTATACCTACGGGCGTTTCAGTCGTAGGCGCGGGGACATCAGGGAGAGATGACGGAGTAGTCTTCGATTTCGAGAATGGTCGGGCCTTATTCTCTGGCAGTGATACGAGCATGACTGTCACAGGGGAATTCGCGGTAAAAGATTTTAGTGTCTATCTCACTAACGATACAGAGGACGATCTAATTGTAGAAAACAAATATACCGTTAATTCAAGGATTCCATCTGGGCCATTGACTTATATAGAGCCTTATGATGATGTAATACCCGCTATTTTTCTATCTATTTCTCAAGCAGAAAACAGCCCCTTTGCTTTAGGTGGTATGCAGGAAACGAAGATTCAAGCAAAAGCTGTGATCCTCGCTGAAGACACGTACCAATTAGATGGGGTGATGTCTATTTTTATGGATTCCGTCAATGAAGTAATCGCAGCTATTCCAATGTCAGGTTACCCGATAACAGAATTGGGGGATCTAAAAGATGGCGACTTTAATTACACTGGTCTAGCCAACGATTATGCAGGGGAAACTAAATTCTGTATAGAAAAAGTTAAGACCTCAAAACTCACCGATAGGACTAGAAATGTCCTTGCGAATGAACTTTATGTCGGTTTTGTGGATTTCGATATAGAACAATACAGATATCGCTTCCAATAAATTTCATATTTTAATTTTAAAACTGTAAACAAAATAAAGAATCTTTAATTATGGCAAGAAACAGAGTAATTTACCAATC